TTTCCTGAATTGCCTGTTCAACTATGTTTTGGTTATGTGCGCAGTGTATCTTCATTGCGGACACATCCCGGAAAGGTTTCGCCTAATTACCTATGGAGACGATCTTCGTGTGAATCTCGATAAGGTGTATGGCTTTAATAACCTTGTGCTCGCTGCGGACATGCAGCGCTTTGGGTATTTGATTACGTCCGCCCGCAAGGACGGCGTGTTGACACCCTTTGATGAGCGCGAGGATATTACCTTTCTCAAACGGTACTGTGTGTACCATGAGGCTTTGGGGCGCTTGGTGGCGCCCATTGATCTCGCCTCCATCTTTCGCATGCTCTGCTGGTTTTTGCCAAAAGAGATGGGAGAGGCGGAGCGTGCGCCTGTTGTGGCGCGCTCGGCCATGTTGGAAGCTTTCCTTCATGGGCCTGAAGTGTTCCAGAAGTTCGATGATCTCTTGACGAGAGTCATGGACGAGGTTGGATACACTTGGGAGAAGCCCTCGTGGGACCAGTGTGTGGTCCACTTTGAAGGTGAGGAACCCGTTGTGGCGCAGTCGTTGCGCCTCCATGTTGGTCTTAGTCCTTTTGGAAAAGCTAACCGCATGAGACTTGGCAGTTACACTCATTTCGTTCGAGATTCCATCACGAACGTTGAGAAGGGCCAGGTCAGATTTCGAGGCAGTTCACTGCACTCAGATGGAATAGGGAAACGCATCATGACGGAGTGGCGTTATCCCAAAAACAAATCCGTTACTGAATTGAATCCAACACAAACAAATGTCAACCCCCAAATCGTAGAAGCTACTACGAACTTCGATATGGAGACGGTTGAATCAATGACGAGGGCACCTAACAAGGTGGCAAACATGGTGAATGAGGTAGGTGCCTCTATGCCGGATGTTTTATCACGCCCTGTCAGAATCAATTCTTGGACGGTGACGTCAAGTACTGCCCCACAGGGGGTCAATTTTTTCCAGTCGTGGAGATCTGACCCGGTGGTGACTTCCTACTTGAAACCATATCGTCGATTGCGTGGCAAGTTTTGCATGCGTTTCGATGTTACTGGTACACCTTTCCAATTTGGAATGTTCCTCATTTGGGCATTCCCACAGCCTTGTTACGACCCCAATGACTTTGGTCAAAATAAACGTGTTGCTTTTGACGGTGCTGAGCCTTATCAGGCTTACACTGTTCCGCACGTTAAGATCGACCTGTCAAAGAGTGGTTCCTACAGTCTTTCGACGCCTTTGCTCGCGCCCTTCGGATGGGTGGAGATTGGGCCGAACGACACAGTAGCTGTGACAGGTGCTGTCATTTGGGGTGGTTACACCTACGTGGCAAATCCCGGAACGACGTCCGGTGATCCCTTTCGCCCGTTCAATATCAACGTATATGCGTGGATGGAGGACTACGAGGTGGCCGTGATCGCTCAGTCGGAGCGAGTAGCGGCCTTTGCGACGAAAGCGAAGGAGTCGATTGTCGGGGCCGTTAAGGCGACGGCTGCTGCGTACCCACCGTTGGCCACAGCCTTGCAAATTGCTAGGGTCGTAGACCCAAACACAATGCAGGCAATGGGGTTCTCGAAACCACTGGTGACCGACCAAAGTGGTGCTGTTATCGCGAGATACAACACAGATATGGCTGCTTCGCAGTCTTCACGCTTTTTCGGTTACCGTGCGGGTACTGACCCCAATGGTGGTGTAGCTGTTACCCCGGATGGTGCCGGGTTTGATGAGGATGACGACAACATCTACAAGTTGGCACGCAAGTGGGCCCTGATCAGCAGGTTTGACTGGGCTCCGACCTCGACGAGCGGAACTCGCCTATGGTGGGCGCCGGCGGTACCGACACTGACGACTCAGGTGGGTGACGGGTCTTATGTCCCGGCACCCGTTGGCTTCGTGTCTCTCCCCTTTTTGATGTGGGGAGGAGACCTCGAACTCAAGTTCACGGTGTGGTGCTCCAATTTCCATAAGGGGACGATTCGCATCGTCCACTCTATGGAACAGCTCACGCAAGCTCCGGCGTACAACAC